TTTAGTGCATTGCTTTTGATAATGGAATTGTAGAGAGTGAAAGGAAAATTAACATAGTCTTCACCATTGACCATGCGGTTCTGTGTGTAATATCTGGCAGGCGCACGTTGTTTGATTTCGTCCAAAGTCTCGCGTGGCTGTGCATTACTAACGGGCTGTGTGATACCACAAGTGAATGTAATTGTTTCTAAATTTCCAGTGCGGCTCACATAACTGATTGGAATGACCACACTTTGCATTTCTTGCGGATTGATAATGTATGCCAGGCCGTTTGACGCACGAACATACGCACGGAATAATCCCACTGGGATAGTACTAAACACGCCATCACCAAACGTCAGCGTGACTTGATCATTTGTTCGACTAACAATTGAGAATAATTTTCTTTGATCCGGGGCTAGTTGTTCTGTTGCGGCTGCATACACACTTTGCACATACTGCCATTCATACTGTATATTACCCACGTTATCTAATTGAAACAACCAATGGTCTTCGTTGTTACATCCTTCGATGTTGATGTTGACTGTGCGATTGGCAATACGTTCTCCAAGATTGAAGTCTTGGTTCTGTAGCACACCTTGTTTGAAGTAAAAGAAATAACCGGTGTTGGCGCTGGCAAAACCCAATTGGTCGTTACGGAACAACACGTTAAAAATACCGTTAGGCAAGGGACTGGGTTCGTACACATAGTCTCGACCCACAGATGTTGCATTCACTGCTTCAAATGGCATGGCAATTCCGTTTACTGTGGCAGTGTAAGGAACCACTGGCAAGAATCCTGGAACCAAGTTAATACTGTATTCTGATGTATCAACTCCTACAATATTCTGTTTGCTTCCTGGTCGCCCAACACGTTGTGTGTTGACCAAGGCAGCATTGATAATGGCCGTGAACTGTTCTACCCAGTTGAAGTTGGTAGGATCATTCCAGTTTATGGTAACATTGGCCAGGTTAACGCCATTGAAGTCTGTTACGTTTTCTGTAGTCTGTACGCTGAATACTTTGAGATAGCCTTGTGCGGCTTCATTGCGTTTGGGAGTGTAACTGACCAATTCGGCCAGTTTGACCACGCTGTCTCTACGCTCGGCTGTGCCTAGATAGTTTTCTCTGGTGTTTAAATCATTGCGAAAACTCATGGCTTGACCCATGAATGCAATGACGTCTAGCATGGCAATAAATTCCGAACTTTCAATGTAATCATTGAAACTTTCAGGGTAGTACTGACGTATGTAGTCTACAAAACTCTTGCGTAGGGTTTCAAAGTCATAACTTTGAAAGTCTGCTTCGCGATAGGTTTGATAGATTCTTTTCCAATCCTCAACGCCAAATACAACTGTTTGTCTTGTGGTTCGTGCCATAATAGTCCGTTCTCTTTATTTATTGCAAAAATAAACGGCGTAGTTATACGTAACTGGCACGTCTTGATTCTTGATTGAAAAATATATTAAGTCGTTCTACTGTGGTGCTAGGAACTATTTGAACTTGTAATTCTACCAAGGCCCCGTTTTCCTGAGGGTAAAAATTTGCATCACTGATATAGACTCGAGGATCTCCGCCGGCAATTTTTTGTATTTCGGCCAGGATAGCACGTTCAGTAACAGTATCTTGATTTTCAAAAATGTAGTCTAACAGTGTGGAGCCATAACCGGGTCTTCCGGGCAAGGTTCCCTGACGAATATTAAAAGCGTTTAGTAAATCGCGCTTGACTAATTCACCGTCGGTTAAGGTGAATTTCTTGTATTGATTGATAGTGCTGTATCCGATAAATGTGGCCATACTGGTATTTATGTCCCTAAATTACCAGAAACTAGCAATGGCCTCAAGGGCCGCTTCGGCCAATGGCGCGGCTTCGGCTATGACTGTTTCTGCTCCGCCCAGTAAGGCAGATGCATCAAAGTCTGTAAATGCTATGACATCATTTGCAGAAAATAAATCAGTAACATTACTAAAGAGGTTTTGTCCGATTGCAGACAATTCCGTTCCGTAACCCTGTAGGCTAGTTAATATTTCACCCGACCCAGGTATATCTTTCAACAACTCTCCAATCCCAGGCAAATTCTTGGCTTGATCAAGTAGTTGAGTAGCACCTTTTATTTCGCTTACTAGTCCTTGTCCTGATTTTAACAAACTCATAATACTATTTGCGCCCGGTATCTGACTCAATGCGGCAACTCCTGCCGCAGTGGATGCTAACTGTGTGAGTAAGATTGACGATGATTGATTGATTGCACTCAGTTGAGAAGTTTGTGTTCGTATGTCAATTCCTAATGCAGGATTGGCAAATATATTGGCAGGTATCTTGTTGTTGCCGATTATACTGTTGAAAGCAGTATCTATTACCGAGCGATTCACAGTGTTAGAATAGCCTTTAGGAGATTGAACTCCTGTTTGAAGTGGATTACCTCCTCCACTTACAGATTTATTTACTGTGCCAAAATTCTGACCAAATATTGAATCAATGGCTGACGTGGTCAATTGACCAATATCACTGCCGCCTAAGGTGTTATTTAGCCAGTTTGTGGTGGCGCCTATGCCATAGTTGGCTGCATTGTTGACTACGGCACCCAAATCTGTGGTAGAATTAAACAAGTTATTCACAGTTGATGATACCGCCCCAAGTTCAGATAGATTGTTGTAACTGCTGGCCAATGTACTTTGTTGTGCTATGCTTTGTAAAGTTGGGTTCGCCAGCACAGAATCTAAACTATCTGCACCACCTCGGCCGGTCCATACTGTGGGACTACTGAGTATAGAAACTGTGTTTGCAGGATCTTGATTGATCAACTCTGCAGTTCCCGGTTTGATAAGGCCGGCCTGCTGTAATTGATCCGGGGTGAGTCCGTATGTACCTAGACCTTTTGCATTGGTAATCTCTGTAGCAGTTTGATTCACTGCCGCGGCTGTGCTTGACAACAGGCCTTGTATCTGTGTAGTTGACAGTGGGCCTACCACACTAGATGCCAGTATTGGTGTGTTGACAAAGGTTGATATGTTGACTGGATTTTGTGCAGGTAAGTTTGGTATGTTGATTAGGCGCCTGCTAATCTGAGATACTGTACTGGGCGTGATTGACGAAACAACCTGTGACAGGGCAGTAGCAAGCCCGCCTTTGGCCTGTACTAGACTGTTTAATACATCTCCGGCTCGCAATCCTGAGAGACTACCGGTGTTGTACTGTTGATTAAAAATAGCCTGTGCTTGTTCCTGAGTGGCACCTGCTGGCCCAGTCATTTCAATTGTTTGTCCTAACGGTGTGACAAATTTAAAAACGTTCATTTGACTTGTAAATTCCATCCTGACGGTACAGTTTCAGCAGTAGGAGGTGGCGTGGGCTGTCCGTCAACAAAATCTACTACCACACTCACCCCTTGATTGTGATATTTATAGGGCTCGTGTGTGGGTGCTCGGGTCACAATGCTTTCCAGCGCACCGGGTTTGGCTTGCCAGCCCTTGCTGTTGTTAAAAATTGTATCATCTAGTGTGCGTTTAGGATACAGTTTAGGAGGTGTCACTGTTTTGGCCGATCCGCCATTGAGGTCAATTCTGCCGGCTTTGAGTGCCAGTTTGGTTCCACCTTGCCAGGAACTTGAGGCGCCTTGTAGACTCAAACTGCCGTCACTACGCACACCCAATGCGGCTGTGCTGAACAAGGTCATACCTGCTTCGGCTGCCAGGTTCATTGTGGTTACTGCGCCTATGTTGGTGGCTGCACCGCTCTTCATGCTGATGTTACCCCCAGCGTACATGTTGATATCTTTGTCGGCATGTAAGTTGATTGTGCCTTCTGTGCGCACGTTTATGGAGTTGGTAGAGTACACATCCACTGTGCCTTCTACACCCAGTTCAATCCAGGTTTGCCCATTGGCATGAGCAATGTATATAAAGTCCCCAGAGTCATTCATCATGACCTGATGGCCCTTAGCAGATCGCATACGGAACAAGGCATTGTTGCCATCGAGATCTCCGTCATCCATTACAAGAGTGTGGCCACCATAACGACCGATCACTTGTACGTCTTGTGGTTTTACCGAACCTGCGTCTAGTTGTTTTCTTATGGTATTCGGATCTAGACCTCCGGCATAGATGGGCTTGCCCGGAGTTGATATGCCATACACTGTGCTAGGACTTTCTCTCTGTGCATTTGATCCAATGGGACCGCGTTCAGAATCATTGTCTAGTCCCTGTTGAAAATATATTGCGGCCTGTACTGAATGCACGGGCTTGGGTTGATCAAAAAATCTTGGACTTTGATCTATTTGCTTGTTTTCTGAATTGATCTCAGTCACTGGCAACTGTGGTGAGTTTGCAAAGTAGGTCTCTTGTGCTTTGTTGCCAGGCACATATTGACTCTTGGGCGCGGCTCCAATGGCCGGCAACATGTGATTGAGACCTATTTCAGGAATACATCCTGTGTAATACCCTTGCGCAGGATCTCCTGCCACAAAGAAACAAATAACTCGTGTGCCCATGTCTGGGGGTGTGAACCACATGCCATAACTTTGTTGATTGCCCGGATAGGTACCTGCACCTGCGCTGGTACTATTTTTTTCCGTAGTTCCATAAAATGGCGAAACAAAGTCCACAGTACGCCATAATGAATCGTCAGTGAGGTCAGGAGTTCCATCAGCATTGACTGCGCCAAATTCTGCTATCCAGACTTGTAAGCGACCACTGCGAGTGTTGTCAATGTTGTTGACCACTACACCAATAAATGGTCCCATCTCTGCGGGCATGCCTCCGCGATCAAATTTAAACTCTTTTGGTCTGCCTGTGCTTCTTTCTACGTTCTCTGCCATTTGTATCCCTTGCTGATGTTAGTTGTAGTTACCGGTAAAATTTCCCAAGGCATCTACATTACTAAAAGTTTCTATCACTGCGGCTTGTGTTGATGCTATGATAGCATTGTCAATTGCTCTGACCGATGCTTGAGTACTGGTACTGGCTGATCTAGATTGTCGTGTTTTTGTTGCTCCTACTTCATTGACTCCGTATCCTTCCAATGTAGTTGGGTCGACTCGTTGTTGAGCATTTGTTTGTGTTGTGTTGGCAGTTTGTTGAGTATAAAGAATTCCTTTGAGCGATTGCTCAAATTTTCCTTGTTTGAAACTGCTGACCACTTGTATTGCCTGATAAACATAACTTTGATTTCGAGCCTGATACTGGGGAGCAGGAGAAACTGCCCTGGTAGGAACAGTTCCGCCTGAATCAGCATGTGTTCCTGCGCCTGGACCGCCGATGGGTGCCGCAGGATTGAATACACTTTCTGTAATTTCCTGCCTAGGATCGAATACACTTTCTTGTATAGCACTATTACTATTAGTCGACACAGCCTGTGTGTCAGCAGTAGTGCGTATAGTAGAATCAGTTCCTACTGTGGGATTATTTTGTTGTGTAGGTGTTACCACCGCATTGGTGCCTGATATTTGGCCAACACCGTCGGGCCCTGATCCAGCAAGTTGAATACGACCGTCAGGAGCAAACACTTGTGGGGGTGTAGATGGCAGTGTTGAACTGGCATTTTCTTCCCGAGCCAAATTGGCATTGCCCACAATAGCACCTGAACTGACTGATGGTTGTACTGATGCTAGTTGTGCTTGTAGAGTCAACACTTGACCAGGTATGGTTGCTACCTCTTCTGTGTATCTGGCAATAATGGCTTGATTACTTTGCAAATTCCTATTTAAATTTGCCAAACCATTTCGGGCAATTCGTAGTCTATCTTGTAGCCGAGCAATCTCGCTAGTGATTTCTTGTGCTGTTACTGCCATATTATGCTCTTCCTGTGCCGGTCTT